AATATAGGTTCACCTACACGGCCCAGGTCTGCAAAGGCGTCTGTCAATCGCTCCTGTGCTTTTCTCGCTTCTATGACATCCTTGTTTGTTTCCTGGTATTGTGTAGAAGCTTTTCCGTAGGTATCTTTGAGGGTCTTCATAATCAGGTCTTGCCGTTCTTCTTCGTTGGTGCATTTGGCAAGCTTGTCATTGAAGTCCTCAACAGTGATGCCGCTCCATTCCAAAGCATCTGCAAGACTGCCCTGCACCTCGCCAAGCTCACTTGTATGCAGAACACCTTCCATCAGACCTTCAATGGGCAGGCTTTGCCCAAACGTGGCAAAAACACCTGTGCCGATTTCCGTTAGTGTATTCATTTCTTTTTCGTTATCGGCAATCTTTGCAATATGCTGTGCCGCTTCCACTGCCTGTTCGGTATCGCCAAGCACTGCATTCAATGCTGAATAGGTGTTTTTCGCTTCTGTGGACGAATGCCCAGATGCTTGAAAAGCACTGTCCAGCAATCCCATCTGCGCACGGTATTCCCGTGTTCCTTCAATGGCGGCAACCCATGCACCGCCAAGGGCTGCACCCGCTGTCACAACGGTTCTTCCCAAAGCCAGTGCAACAGAACCGATTTTCCCAAACGCGCTTTGTGTTCTTTTGCTGGTCTGTTCTGCTCGTTCTCCTGTTTCGTCAAGCGCCCTGTTGGCTTCATCGTTTTGGATCGCAATAGAGCCAAGCAGCCTGAATAATTCCGTTAGATATCACCCCTTCACAATGATGTGAAAAGGCCTATCATTCCTTCGGTACAAAGTTGCTCAAAATGGATTTGGTTTCAGAAACAATGTTCTTCACATCTTCCTGCGTTGGTGCTTCCGCATGATGCCCAGAACCATTTACTGCTTCCATGAAATCTTCAAACGACTTGTCATACACCCTGTGAAGCCAAAATTCCCAAAGCGATTTGTCTTTCTGTTCTTCGTTGTATGTGTCAACAAACCCAACAACGAATTCCATCAATCTGCCCGTACTGATCATACCGTCAAGCAACGGCATTGGATCTGCATACCTGTGATACAGCAGATCCAAAAAGCGGATGTCGTTTACTTGGACAATCCGGCAACACGCTGAAAAAAATCAGAAAATTCTTCCTTCCTGAACACATCCATGATCATGTCAAAGAAAGTGGCCATCGGCAATTCTCTGATTTCGCCGGGGTTCTTTTCAGTCAAGGACGCAAGGAACTGATAGATTTCCATTTCACAGTCCGGCAGGTGAGATACGATCAGAGCTGCAATTTCAATCATGACCTGCATGCCAACAGCCGTGGTATCTTCGGTTTCAGCGCCAGTGATAGCCTTTTTGACATCAGGCGAATTGAAACAATCCTTGACTTCCTTGATGCCGATTTTATTGATGATCTTCGTCATCATAAACACGTCAGAAGCCTTCAGACTGCGAAGCGTATATTCCTTGTTTTCCATTTCTGTATGTCCTCCTTTTCATGTGAAAGGGCAGGAGCAAAAGCCCCTGCCCGGTTCATTTGATTAAGCTTCAGCCGGATAATAGATGTGCCAGGGCAGAGTATCCGCATCAGGCGTAAGGTCAGCGATGCATTCAAAGGTAAACTTCGGAACAGCAGCTTCCTTGTTCTTGCCTTCCAGTTCCAGACCGCTGGTGCAAATGGCATAGTCAAAGATGATAATGATGGGCTTGCCATCAACCGTCTTGCCTACATAGCCAAGGTTTTCAATGTAGTCACCTTCATTCATGACTGCGCGGGAAGTCATTTCCATGTAACCAGTAGCCGTCTCGGATTCCTTTTCATCGCCAATAACAGCCATGTTCATGATTTCGGGCTTCAGTTCGATGGGGTTGATTTCAAGAGTGGCCGTTTCACCAACCTTGACAGTCAGACCCTTTACCTTCACAAGCGCACCGTCAACAGGTACATCATAGAATTCAGGCACAATGGACAGCTTGGAACCGCCAGAAGTAGCGCAAATCAGCGATTCTTCAGCGTTCCAAATACCATCCTTGCAGGTCAGACCCTTGTGAATTGTACCGGCATTCAGCCAGATCGTTTTGGGAGTGTTCGCGGTAATACCAGAAGACTTGAATTCACTTCCGATAGCCATATCAATTCACCTTCCATTCTTGAATTGTCAGATTGATTTTGATGCTTTTCAGTTCAGCATCGCCTGTTGGTACATAACCGCCAGTACCATAAAAAACCGCGATCCCGGAGCCGTCAGGCAGGATTGCGGTTTTGCATGCGTTCTTTTCAATTTTTGCTTTGGCTTTTTCCAGCAGCATGGCAGACTTTCGTGTGTAACCACGCAGAATGAATGTTGACCGCTGGAAGCCGTTTTCTTCCTTTGTCAGCGATTCTTCTTCAATGTAATCGCCTGTAAAATAGCAGTCGGGTGGAATCCCGCTGTTCCAACGAAGGAATTCATACGGAATATCCATGCTTGCCATCAGGTCAGCCATGTATTGCAATGCGCCTTCGCTCATTATCCCATTCCTTCCTTCATCTTTCTTTCAAGGTCAGCTATTGCCTTTGCACGGTTCGTAGTGAACGCTTTTTCCAGCGTGTAGTTCGGTTCACGGCCATTGGTTGCATGGATTGTCGGATCACTGGCAGCTATTGCTTTTGCTTCTTCTTCCGTCAAGATCGATCCGCCATTGCCCTTGTACCCGTCCTTGTACACCCACCAACCTTTTCGGCCTTGTTTTCCGCCGTTTTTGGCTGTGTCGGCATGTTCGCCTGTGCCAAATTCCTCCCAGAAGGCCTGTTCCAATGGACTTCCAATGGTTGCTTTGCCTTGCCCTTCATCAACAACATTCGAATAAGAGCCACGAAGCTGTGAACTGTATTCCTCACCAGTGGAGCAGTTGCGCTGTGCATGTGCCGTTATCTCATGCGCCCATTCGTGCAGCCATCCAATGGAAATGCTGTTCAGAGCGGCTTTCACTTCAATGCTTCTGTCCTCAAATTTTACAGCCATATCACTGACCCCCAGTGAACTTCAGAAAGATTTCAAGCTGTGATCCACTGCCCATTTCCATCGGGTTATCAATCAGCATCACGTCATAGTGCTTGCTGTTGATGACTGCCCGGGAATTTTCGGCTTGGATTCTGCTATCAAGCTTCACATAGTCTGCAATGAATACGTGTGTGCTTTCCTGAATCTTGGCTGAATAGTTGGAATAGGAAGAAGAGCCGCTGGACAGGTCAAGCCATCCCTTGATGGTCTGAACATCCGTCCAGACTTCTTCCGCTTCGCCTATGGCATTTTTCTGTGTGGTTCTGATCTGAAAGACTGCCTTGATGTTCCCGCCAATGCCTTTCATACCTGCACCCCCTGACCGAAACGCGCACGCATATACGGTCGCAGGAAGCCCAGCAAAGCTTTTGGATAACCGATGGTGGAATTATCCCCGGTCATATCGAAATACGTCACAGAATGGCGGGAAATGCTTTCAGAAGCCACGCCAACCTTGTCACGGTTGTTCAGTTCCCACTTCATCAGGTTGACAACGCCCATCTTCACATCTGCCGGATATTCAATCACACCATCCACCAGATACTTTTCGAAGTTGTTGTGGGTGTATCCGTGAATCATCTGTTCAATGGCTTCCAGCCACATTTCAAGCGTTGCGTCATCCTCTTCCGTGGTCACAAAACGGCGCAGTTCATCAACCGTCAGAATCATTTTCATCCACCGCCTTTGCGGTTTTCTTTCTGCCTGCCTTCTTCTTCTCGCCGATGCTGTCAAGGATTGGACACTGGGCCTTCACAGCAATTTCACCGTGAGTAATAGTGGGGACAAAAGCCAGTTTGACTTCTGTCCCCACCGTAAAGCCTTCCGCATCCCAGCGTACAGCATAGGTCTTGCCACCAGCGAAAAGATAGGGCAGGTCATCCACGATCACAAAGCGATTCATGGTGCTGCCCTCCTTTTTAGCCGTTGGACTTGATCAGACCCATCTTGATGTTCTTGTGGTTGAACTTCAGCGCCCAGTTAGCCTTCGCGCCAAGTTCCGCAAAGGTCGGAGACTCAGCAGCGATCTTTTCAGCGTCAATGCTGAAGCCGTTGGGATGCAGAACACGGCCCTGCTTGGTGTACAGCATTTCGACACCGGCAGCAGTTTCGGGATCGTAGTCCACGTAGTACGGCTCCTTGTAGTTGTTCTTGGTAGCGCCAAGAATGGAGCCTTCGCCCAGCAGGTAGGTCTTGAACACAGGGAATGCGCTGACGGAGTTGTCCACAGTGTAACGGTCGGTCACAAGGACGTGCTTGCCATCAATGGTAGGCAGGGTGACTTCCTGCTTGATAGCGCCGCCGACAACATACTTGTCATACTCCACGCGCTGCATCTTCTTATAGTTGGCGAAGATGCGAGAATGCATAACCAGCAGACCCATGCCGCCAGCCTGATCACCAAGGGCAGCCTGCTCGGCGTCAATCAGGGTGGTTTCGTTCACCTTGTTGTCTTCGCCCACAGTACCAGTGGTGATAGCAAGGTTGGTCACATGCTCAGCCATAGCATCAAGTCCAGTAACAGCGGCGATGATGTTCATCAGGTCGTTTTCCCACACCTGGGTGTAATAGCCCTGAAGCTTCTTCTTCACGTTGCCGATAGGATCAGCGCCAGTCAGTTCCTTGGTGAAGTCCTTGCTCTTGAAGGCCTTCATGCGCTGAATCAGCATGCAGGTCTGCTTGCCGCCAGCGATCTCCACAGGAGTGTTGTTGGTGTTACCATCGTTGTTCAGCGCAGCCATGCCATCATCAAAGGCATTCAGGGGCAGGTAGAAGGGCAGGGTTGCCACATTGCCAGTATCACCGATTGCAGTCATGATGGAAGCATCGTTGCGAATGACACCAGAAGCCAGAATCGGATTGCTCCAATAGTCAGCTTCCTGCATCATGCCAGTAAATACCTCAGGGTCAAAGTCAAAACCGCCAAACTTGCCAGTACGTGCCATAATTCAATTCATCCTTTCTTATTTGTTCAGTTCATGGAATCGTTTTTCGTTGTTCTGTTTGAATTGCATACGTTCTTCATAGCTCATAGCCATGAAACGTTCCTTGGTGACGTTCGTGTCACCGCCATCGCCATTCTTCAGCTTGTTAGGGTTGAAGATTTCGTAACCGTCATTGCTGTCTTCAGCCTTGGCAAAACGCTGTGGAAGCTGGGCCTGTGCGTTTTTCAGCAGGTCATCCCAGCCTTCGATTTCCTCCGCATCGGTCAGCTTCCGTTCCTTGCCTTCCTTGGTCATACTTTCTTCAAGCTTGTACAGGACATAGTCAATATCATCTGCACCAGCCTGCATCAGGCCAATCCTTGCGCGGTTTCGCCACTTTTCGTCAGCAAGATCCTTCTGCAGCTGTGTCACCTGCTGTTCATAGGCAGTGATCTTCTGCTGGGCTTCTTCCTGTCCCTTGGTGGACTTCTTCAGCGTATCAATCAGGGTAGTAGCTTCACCAAGTTGCTTTTTAGCTGCTTCATGTTCGTCCTTCAGCTTGCCATAGCGGATATCAAGGTTTTCTTCCGATGCCGTGAAGATTTTGTTTTCCTTCATGGCAGACAGAATGGCGTTTACAACGTCTTCAGCAATACCCTGTGCATTCAGAATGTCAGTAAGATTCATATGTTCCATTCCTTTCTTTACGCTTTTTACGTGGTTGCTTCACGATGATTGGAAGGATGTTTTACATCGTCCCCGATGTGATATATGCAAAAGCTGTTGCCAGCCTTATGCCAGGAGTTTTCCCCATGTGGCTTTGCCACAGATTCCATCCACTTCAAGCCCTTTGGCTTTCTGGTATGCTTTTACCGCAGCCAGCGTTTTCTTTCCCCAGATTCCGTCAGCCGTGCCACAGTCAAAGCCGTTTTCGTTAAGCAGAAACTGAAGGACTTTCACCTGTGTTCCCTTGCTTCCGTTACGCAGTGTTTTCATGTCTGTCACCACCGTTCCAGATGTGCTGTTTTTGGGCTTGGACGGGTTTTCCTGCGGTTTGCTTGCCGGGGTGGAGGATTGCTCGTCCCCCTCCGAAAGAACGCCCGGAAGTGCCGCCCAGTGTGTCCAAGAACGTGATTTCACTGCCGTTTTCACAACGCCGTATGCAGCAGCCCTTGCTTCCACAGCATAGCCGTTGCCCACATACACACCTGTGTGGCTCATTTCACCATCACTGTTCATGTGGTACAGGATCACGCCGGGGACATCAGGCAGTGTGTCAATGGTGCCTTTCTTTTCCCATGCGATTTTCCTCCACTGGGCGTTTGCTCCGCTCACAAGCTCCTGACCGCCAGCCTTACAGGAATACCTTGTAAGCTGTGCGCAGTCATAGGCCTGTTTGCCGTTGTAGCGGCATCCGGTACAAGCGCCTTTTTGACCGCTCAACACCTGGCAGTATCGGTAGATGTTGTTTTTCTGGGATGGATATGCGCTCGCCCTTTCCTTTCGAAAAGAGGGCGTGCATAGCTTTTCGCCATAACCGCCCCAGATGTAAGCACACCCTAATTTGCTTTCAGCATATTCCGCAATGGTCTTGCCTTTAGCTGTTGCCATCAGGTTTCAGTCCCTTCGGTGGTAGTGGTTGTCGTTTTCACGCCATCACTGGTTGTGGTGGTCGTGTTCTTCGCGCTCTGCGTGCCGTAATAGAAGGCAATCACGGTCGTGAACACAGTCAGAAATTCCTGACCATTGATCACACCCTTGATGGACAGCACACAGAAAACAATCGTCAGGAACAGGGTTACGATGCTCTTTACCGTCAGAAGTTTGTTCAGCCGTTCCGTCATGTGTAAATTGTCCTCCTTTTTAAAACATACTTAGAATGTTTGCATGCAAAGATGAAAGTTTTGACCTGTTTGTTTGCATAAAAAAAGCACCCTTGTCAGGTGCTTGCAGGCATTCCAATGGAATCACCCCTTTCATGGCATCAAAAAAGCACCGTGCTTCTGCACAGTGCTTTACATTTTGAGCTTCGTATCGATCATCGCAATAATGATAGTATCTTTGCCAGAGTATTTCTTTTCACCAAGCAGGTGAAGGGATGCGGCAGCAAAAGCGTTCAACGGAACACCAAGAACACTCTCATCGCTTTCAGTTGCTTTCCAAACGCCTTCTATAAAAGCATTATCGCGAACTTTATAGTTCGTTCCGGCAACAATGGCGTTGAGCGCAACAATAGGAACACGCGAAGCAACACCTTTTGTAATGGCTTCGATGTTGCCCTTGTGCATTGTGTTAATCATGTTCTGTATCTCGCTCATACTTGCTCACCTCTTTCGCCTTCAAAGCTTCAAGCCGTTCCACGATGTCTGGTCTGCCAGCTTTCTTCGCCAACTCGATTTCAACATTATATGCGTTGATTTCACGCTGTTTGCATCGTTCAGGGTCTGCGAAAATTCGCATACCGGGGAAGCCGTCTTCCATGTCATCTAAGAAATGCTGATATTCATGCATCCAAGCGCTATAACTTGCTTCTTGTGTGATGATGAATTGTCCAACTTCACCAGGACGCATACCAGGCATATACGCCATGCCTTCTGTACGGTACACAACATTGACACCAGCGTCTTTCAAAGCCTTCAAAATTGCTTCGATTTCCTTGGGATTTGACTCCAAACCAGAGCCGGTCACTTCGCGCATCGGGTCATCTGTGGTACTGAATTTCCCCGTCTTTATTATACCACTTTTCCCTGATTTTTCAACGGTTTGCGCCGCTTTTAGGTACTTCTTTTCGAAGTCTTTGAAGCTTTCCGTTTTGTCAAGTCCGAAGAACTTGGCTCGCTCTTTCAGTGTGGCAAGTTCGTCCTCATCCAGCGCAGAACGGGAACGTGTCAGGGCAATGCATCGACAGTTGCAGTCTTCGGCAGGATCACCGAAGTCACCGGGATACATGGCTTCCTTGCCGTCCATTTCAAACGGTTCATCCGTTTCCCTGATCTGACCATCCAGCCTTTTGTGTGTCGGTCTGGTTACGCCATCCAGTGTGGCATCCCACTGTTTCACCACATCGGCACCTTTGCTTCTGGCTGTCTGCCTGGCATCCTCCGCCGAAGCCTGCTGGATTCTGTGGCCTTCGGTGCGGACGATGCCCTTTGCACGTCCTTTGGGTGCTTTGGCACGGAACTGGATATTCCGTGCAATTTCGTCATACAGCATGCCTGACGCAAGACCACGGCTGATTTCACTGCTGACGGTTCTCTTCAGCTTGTCCACGTCAACACCAAGCTTTTTGTACAGCGGTTTGTTCAGCCTTGTATCGGTCATTACAGCCTTGATTACGGCATTCTGATCGATGGGAGCAATAACAGGTACACCCTGAATGTGAAGGTCGTACATGGTGCCTACAAACGCATCTGTGTAGCTGTCGTGAAGATACTGATTGATGGTCGTGTATTCATCACTGTGGAGCTTTTCCAGTGCCGCTTCCACCTGTTTCTTCAACGTTTCCTGATACTGTCTGTGATAAATCTTCGACTGTGTTTCAGGTTGTGACAGGTACATTCGTATCTTCAGATTGATGTCCTTCAGTGCTTCCCTGTACTCTTTTTCAAGTTCATCCAGCACCAGTCTTTCCATTGTAAGCTGATACTGTACAACCTCTTTCTGGCGCTTATTCAATCAGCACACCTTCTTCACCCGGCACTTCCTCAACCATTGCATATGGATCGGTTTCTTCCGGGTCAGGAAGCTTGCTTTTGATTTCATCAATGTCCAGATCGTATACATCACAAATCTGTTCAATGGTCAGTTCATCGCCAAGCTGCATGGCAGTGGAAAGCAGGGTGTTGATTCTGGTCTGCTGTTCCTGGGCCTGCAATAGGGCAATCTGTGCCTTTTCCTGCTCATTGATGATGGTTTCGCGCTCAAAGTTGAAGTACACATCCGTACTTGCGTAGGCAGTGCCGTTCTTCTTGTTGATTTCATCCAGCACAAGGTGAAGCATCTTCAGCAGAACTTCTTCCAGATTGGGAAGCAGGCCTTCACACTTCAGGTCAAGGTTGTAATATGCCGTCTTGATCTGAACGCTGACTGTTGAGCCGGAATCCTTCAAGGCTTCCGTGTTTACGCCCATGCCAAAGAAGAAGATGTTTTCCTTGTCAATCTCCATCTTGGTTTTCCTGGCTTCAACAGGAATATCAACAGTCTGCACATCAACGCCGCCATCTTCAGTGACGCCAATATGCTTCTTGGCCTTGATGTTTTCAATCAGTTCGTCAAGATTATCGCCCTCAAAGCCCTTGACCACATACAGTGCTTCCTGTGTGTCTTCAATGTTATTGGAAAGGCCCACGTTCATAACATCATAGTCATCAATCAGGGGTTTGATCAGATTCAGATCACTGCGCTGTTTGTCATTGTTGTCCAGGCGATAGAAAGGAATTTCGCCGTAATCATCACGGTACAGCTTCTTACCCTTCTTCAGCATCGTGTGGGGCTTGGGGTTGAACTCTTCGTATTCATCCAGTTCAATTTCCCCGTCATCAATCTGCACATAATAAAAGGTCTGGGTCTTATCCCAAACCTCAATGCGTCTGATGGCTCTGCATTCATCGTCATAGCGGTCAATGTAATGTCTAATCACATAATCGCAATGATCCTGGGTTTCTCTTGCCCGTACTTCAATCACGCCCATACTGTCAGCACATTCAAAGGCGGTTCGGCCTTCGTCATTGCGGTAGGCGTACATGAATTCACAGCCCTTTACGATGGTGCCAAGCAGGAACTTGTACAACTGTGCTTTGAAACGTTTGTTATCGTTGAAATAGATATCCAGTTCCGTTTGCAGTTCCGGAATATCACTGTTGAACTTGTTTTCTTTGCCTGACAGCATATACTGTGCCTGCTGTTTGGCAAGCAGATTGAAGAACGGGTGTGGAATCTTGTAATTCGATCTCAGCAGGTCTTCTTTTGCTTCGCCTTTTCCATCCACAAAGAAAATGCGCTTCTTCAGGATATCGTGCTCACCTTCATAATAAGCAACACCCTGCCTTGCAAAACGTTTCTTTGCGCTTGCTTCATCGTTGTCAATGAAGCGTCTGATTTCCTCGACCGAAAGCATCCTGTTTCATCACCTCCAATAGAAAGCCCCGCCCCGGTTGAACGGGGCAGGGCTGGGTTTATCACGGCGTTGCCGAAGTTGTGATTTTGGCCGGTACGTTCGGCTCATAACCAAACGCAATGGGCATTCTTGCACAGAAGGCCATGTCCTCGGTCAGCTTGAAGGCTTTAAACCTCAAGTCCATCTGAGACGAGGACAGGAATGGCTTTTCGATGGGGCGGTTGTCCACATCAAAATAGCTGGTACATTCGATGTAGTAAATCTCTTTGCTGCTGGCATCGATCTGCTTCACATCGTAAACCATGCCGACATGGTAGATGTTACGCCATGCATGGAAGTTGAGCATCGAAGTATTATTGCTCAGGTCGTTGTCGAGCGTAAAGATGATGTCACCGACATCCAGCTCGGAGAACGGAACCTCGCATCCCATCTCGTACAGCTCACGCGCCATGTCGTTGGCGTTGCAAAAACCATTGAAATTCTGCTTGCCCGTTTTCGTCGAGTCGGGGTGGTAATAGGAGTTGTACGAGTAAGACCCCTCGTAGTTATCATCGTTCGGCTGCACCCAACCGTAATAGACATCGGTTCCGCTCTGAGCCGTATCGGTCAAACCGTACAGGTACTTTCTGTACTTGAAGTCGAAATAGTATCCGAAATCGGACACAGCCGTCTTGGTGATGTTGGGCGAATAGGTGCTTGCATTCTTGCCCACGAAGTCATTCACGCTTCTGCCCATCATGATGTTCTGCACGAAGGTGGCGCAGCACGACTTGAATTTGCCCTTCTCCGCCGTGTAGCAGGTGGAACCAGCCGTGAAAGCGTTGCGGTTGTGGGTAAATTCGTAATAGAATGTCCCTTTGTTGTTGTAGTAGTCATCCATCAGGGATTGCAGGGCCAGCTTCTGCTCATCGGTCAGAGTGGGCTTTTTCTGTACCGTATTGCTTTCAACAGCATCCGCAGGAGCGTAGGAAAAAACGCCCGTTCCGGCGTTGGAGAAAAAGTCACCCGTCACAGCGTCACGCATGCCAAGCTCGCCGTCCTCCGTCCTCTGCACGGGGCGGTAGTTGTGGATCGTCTCGCCGTTTCGCCTGATCTTGACGTTGCTGATTCGGGCATAAGACGGCCCGGAAAGCGCACCAGTATCGTGGTTAATACCACTGAACAGTTTCAGTGTTCCGGTAGGCATCGCCGTGTAAGGCAGGCTATCAGAGACAACCGAACCATTCAAAATGAAAGTGGACTTGCTGACGCTAAACGTACCGCTCTGATGCTGATTCGTGAAGGCGGCGGAAGTCGTGCCGGAATTGTGACCAAAGCGCACATACCACTTGTAGTTGTTACCCCAAGTGCTCACTCTGATGCCATTGCTTGCATCACGGGCATCAATCAGAATCTTATCGGTGCTGATATCCAGTGCAGACGCAGGGATCGTATAATCGACCTCGACCACATCATCTTCGTGCAGAACGTAGCCGGTGTCGATGTACTGCGTGCCGGTGTTTTCGAGGTACTTAACAGGCACATATGCCTCCTGCACATCGACCTCACCGCTGCCGCTGATCTCGATGTTCCCCTCCCCAAGCAAAGACTGGCCGTTGATGGTCTTAATCTTCTGGTGCTGCGTCAGGTATTCGCCCTTGGGCTGGTAGGTCTGCGCCGCTTCCTCCTTGGGAAGATAGGCAGAAAGGTCAACCGAGCTGCCATCGCCGCCAAGCTGTGCCTGTGCAATCTTCTGGTCAACCACAGATTCGGTCACATAATCGCCCTTGGGCTGCTTTCCGGCAATCGCGGCTTCGTTGTCCACAATGCCCTGTTCCATCTTGTTCAGGGCATCAGCCGTCAGCGTTTGCCCCTTGGCAAAGTTCTGTTTCGTGTAAGCCATTTTCTTTCACTCCTTATCACGCAAGCACCAGTTTGCCAAGAACAGCAACGCCAAGCACCGCGCTTGTTTCATTATCCGGCAGAACCGCACCGCCCTGCTCAAGCACTTCGATTCTGACAAGTGCTTCGTTCAAAATCGCCATGATCTGCGCATACACATCCGGCGCAGGTTCCACAGGCGTGCCGGAGCCACACAGGATGGATTTCTTGGCAGGCACATAGGCCGCCGTTGTGGTGTACAGGTTGCCAGCAAACACACCCACCCGGACGCTGTGCGTGCCTTTCAGGATCGGCACAGGGCAGCGGCTGCCTGTGAAAACAATATCCACAGGCTGCCCGTTTCCGGGATCAAACCGCGCCGTTTTGGCGGGATGTTCTGCCCATTCGGCATCAAAGTCAAAGTCAATGACAAAATCACTGTTCCCGCACACATACGCCGTGTCACAGGTTTTCCGGGCGATTTTGTCACGGATTGAAATATGGATGATGTGTTCCATGGTCTATCATTCCTTTGATTCCTAGATAAAATGGTGCTGCTTATTTACGGCCTGAAGGCTACCCAGCGCACAGGCACGTTGCCTGCGGTCGTCCTGAATACATTCAACTTGAAGCCAGTTGCCGTCACGCTGCTGAAAGAGCAGTTGCCACCATTGAGCACAGCTTCAGCATTGGCATTCAGCGACAGGATCACGGCGGGCGCGTACTGAAACGGCGTGTCAAACGTGATGTCCTGCGATGTCACCACGCCTGCTTCAGCTGCCACGGTAATCAAACCCGTCTGCATTTTGGCAGACATGGCCGTTTTTTCCAGAGCACCAATTTTCCCCTTGAAGCTTTCCAGATCAGTTTGGTGCTGTGCGATCATGTCCGCAATCTTTGCGTTGTTTGACGCGCTCATCTGGATTTGCGTTCCATACGGCATTGGATGCACATGGTTTCCTCGCGCTACGCCATTAGCCGTGCCGGGGCTTGCTGTGCCAAGGGCAGCAGGATTGCCCGTGTAGTAATCAACGCCGTCCACTGCTCCGGTATCACCGCGCGGGATGGTCAGCTTGACCACCGGAGCAGCAGCCGTGCCGCTCTGCTCAATCTGCACATCGCTGCCCGGCGCACCCGTTGCGACCTGAAACGTAATGTTGGGCGTAGCTCCGGTAGGGATGCCAAATTTGATGTTCTTTGCTCCGTCAGATGAGGTTGTAACGGTGACGGTCGGGTTGCTGCCCGCTGCCAGATTGGTTGCGCTCGCCTTGGCGTTTGCCCAACCTTCTGCACCTGCTGCGGCAGTATTGGCGCGGGTCGCTGCTGTGTTTGCATTGCTCGCAGCAGTATTGGCGTTGCTTGTGGCCGTTTCGCAGGCATCAACAGCGTCTTCCATTTCCTCAAACTTGGCAATGAGTTCATCAATGGACGGGATCACGTTGGAGGTATCCACCAGCGGGCCATCACTCTGATTTTCAATCATGCCAGCGACCCTCAACACGGTACGCCGAACAAACCCATTTGAACTTGTCAGTCTGACAAACGCAACAAACGCACCAGAAACGTTGTAACAGGATTCAGGAATGGTCACAAAAACAACGTTGCCATTCACACTGCCGCTCAACGGAACACGGCTTCCATCACCACGTTCAAACTGACCTGTTGCTGACAAATCAGCCAGATCCGCTTTTCCAGTCCCATCCATCAATTCGATGCGAAAAATGTTCGCGTTCTTGTCACCCTGCTGGAACACTGTGTCAAGATAATCCAGTTTGAGTGCTTCGCTCAAATCCTTTTTGAACGGAATTGTCATTTGTCCTGCCATTTTGTTCACCCCTGTCTTTCTTTGTTTATACCAGCCATTTCTTCTGGGCTATGTACTGCTCTAATGCATACCTCATAGCGTCCATCAAATGGTTGAAGTCATCAATTGGCACATTCAGTTTTGTTCCGAACTTGTCTTCATCCCATGTGTAATTGCTGATTTCCGTCAGGAAGTTCACACATTTTGGATGAATGATGATTTCCAAGTCCTGAATCCACTGGATGCCATTTGTGATACTGTCCTTGCCCTTCTGTGCCGCCTTCACGCGCAGACCCAGGCTTTTCAGTTCGTCTATGGACTTTGGTTCAGCAGAATCAGCCGTGATTCGTTCCTTGCCATAGCCCATTTCCTTGATGGTGTCGGCTATCTTTTTGTTTGACATGCCCTTGCCATACATTTCATCAAACACAAAAAGCCGCTTGTTCGTCAGATCAAGCAGCCCACAGAAAAGTGTTGATGGATCGTTTGTATAGCCAAAGTCAAGACCGAATGTTGATACAACCCCTGGTTGCCTGCGTACTTCGTCAAGGTCGAATGCTTCTTCCTTCCAGTTTTCGTACACAAGGCCGTCCACAATACCCCAACCACCAAGACCAGCTACAGCATATCGGCGCGGGTTTCGCTTTTTCATGTCCTCGAACATCTTGATGTCATCATCATCAAGCCATTCGTTGCATTTGTAGTTGGTTGTCATGGCAAGTGTTCTTGCGTCTGGATTGTCAAAGAAACGTTTTTTCAGCCAGTGATGCTCATTCCAAGGGTTGAATGTGATTCGCCACTGTTTGAACAAGTTGGATTCTTTAGGAAAGCCGCCACGGATGGATTCATCCAGCATATCAAAGTCAGCTTCATTCGTGACTTCATAGGCTTCTTCAAGCCATGCCCAGCACAGATATCCAACGTCAACCGTTATGGACGTAACCTTCAGCGGATCGTCCAGTCCTCGGAAGTAAATCTTCTGCCCTGTGGGCTTGTATGTGGCTTCCAATGGATTCAGCTTAAAATCCCACCAGGCATCCACACCAAGGCGATGCACAGCCCATTTAAGTTCCGTATAACAACTGTCCTTCAGTGTTCTGTATGTCTTGCGAATAACCAACGTATTAGCCTGTGGATACTCCATCATTTTGACAATAAACCACAGTGCAGTTGTCTTGCTTTTCTTGCTGGCTCGACTGCCTTTACAAACACAATAGCGTCCCTTGAAACGCCAGAATGTGCCGTAACCCCCGCCGACCACATCAGGAAGATTTATTCTGTTGACATTGCTAGTCGGCAAGTTCATCATCCCCAGCGATTACAACGGGAATCGTTCCATTCACATCAACGTTTTCGGTATAAATGCCGTAGCGTTTGCCAAGCAGTTCAGCAGCTTTCAGCCTGTCTTTCTCTGACGGTTCCTTCTGTATCGTTCTGGCTTCTGAACGTCCTTCCCCTTTGCCCTCAACCACAATTTCGGTTGACTGGCTTTCACCCCTCAGAACAGACGTTAGATACCGAAGCACTTCATCCTGATCGGCAATCAGGTCTTTTTCTTTTTCTTCCATACGATTTTCAATATAGTTTTTAATGGACGGTTTTGACATGTTTTGTGTTCCCATCTGTCTTGCTGACTGTTCAGAATACCCGGCTCTGATTGCAGCCTGAGTAGCATTCAGGTCAATCAGGTATTCATCGCAGAATCGCTGTTGTTTAGCCGTTAGCTTTGCCACAATCATCACCTTTCTTCAAATATTCATTCATATATTTCCCAGCCCCCACCAGCCAGGAGGAAACCCACAGACATCAAAAAATAGGGCTATTCGCCCCCCGTAAAGCGATTACGCCCCACCTGTACACCAACATCAATGACACAGAAAAAGCCCGAAGGGATGCGGCTGTCTCTACACATCCATTC